CAGCACCAGAGATATCCTTAGTTTCACCTAAGATAATCTCAGCGTATTTGTGGGCTACAGAGATATCTCTTGTATCAATAATAGCCATTGCGTTCTCTTGTATGATATGGTTACTTGTTGATATTTCTTTAACGGCTGAACATCCCACCAATAGAAATAACCATAGGTACTTCATCGCATAGCCTGTTTATCTTCTAGTTTGGTTAACCTAGATTTAATCTCTATAAGAGCTGTTGAATAAAACGAATCGTTGCTTACGCTGACGACCTGTGCTTTGGTTAGATCCTGCACGATACTCTTGAGGGTCTCAAGATCTCTCATGCTATAGTCTATCATAGCGTCTCGTCTACCCATGTAAACAAATCCAGCTGCAATGCCACCAATTAAGGCAACAAGTTGTAAACTAGAAATAATTAAGAATAGTATTTGTTGTCTTTGTGGTGGCATTTGATTTTCTTTCTATTATTAAATTGTATTATTAACTGACCTTATGGTTGCTCTAGCCTGTGATCGCAGTATTCTCACATCAGCAGTATCCTTGTCGTAGTCGGCAGTCATCTTGTAATCCGTGCTGATCAAATAAGATTTGGCTGCAGCAACTGCGACTTCGTTTGGATCTATAACAGGCAATTGAGAAATGCGAATTAACTCCGCTTCTTCTGCTGTAATTTGGATGCAGTCAGTTGGCAACAGGTGAGCAAACGATGCATCATCAAGAAAGTGAAGATTGTTGTTTATGTCTTTGTAGTTTGGCATTTGTTTTCCTTTTAGCGAAGTTCTTTAACTAATGAAGAAGTTGTAACACCGCCATAAACATATGAATAACTATTATTTGGTGGTATAATAGCAAATAAAGAACTCGTACCACTTGTTCCGTTGTAAGAAGTATTACCAATTTGAACACCATTGATTTGAATAGCCATACTATTAGAAGTAAAACCATCTGAAACAGTTGCAATAAAACCTATTGTTTTACCAGTAGTGTTATAATAAGTTGTTCCAGAACTTCTTGTAACTGTTTGCCAAGTCTGCCCATACCCCAACGAACTCATAGCAGTCAATGCCTGACCGCCCATTCCTTGTATTGTGGTTGGAGTTGTTGCCCATGTGCCAGCCGTTGCTTGCGTACTTTCAACATAACCAACAACACGGTATGCAACGCTTGTTCTTGCAATAGTGGAGTAGTACGCTGTTGCTGAGTTGCCAGCCGCTACTGCCGCTGTCGTTGTTATTAAGGTTGTTTCATCTAACGGTGAACCACCAGCAATATTGACAGCAGCCAACTCAACTGTTCCAGCATTATTGATTGCAAGTACCACAATGCGTGATGGTTGTGCATTGACGGTTCCCATTGTCGAAGTTGATGGGATTGTTAATGATATTGCGTTTGCAACAACAAGCGAAGTGACTGTTCCATTAGTTAATGTTGAACTTCTAAAGTCAAGTATTGTTGGGTTTAAAGTAATTGTTAAATTATATGGCGCACTAGCAGCAACACTTGCCGTGATCGGTTGAATTTTGCTTGTTAAGGATGTAGCAACAACACCGCCAGTTGCCGTTAGTGTTCCTGCTGCCAAGGTATTACCGCTTGATGCGGCAACTGTAAACTTGTTTGTGTTAACTGCAAGGTTGCCTGTTACACCCAGCGTTGAACTAAGAGTAGTAGCACCTGTTACATCTAAAGTTCCTGCTGCTAAAGTGTTGCCACTTGACGCAGCAACTGTGAATTTGTTTGTATTAACAGCGAGGTTACCTGTAACACCTAGCGTTGAACTAAATGTAGAAGCACTTGTAAATACTGGTGAAATTTTAGAACCATCAATAGCGGCACTTGCGTTGATATCAGCGTTTACTATAGTACCATCTACAATGTTTGCTGATGTTACAAAAGATGGTAATGAAGCTGAGCTTACATATACAGCCCAATTTGTACCTGTATATACATATGTTGTAGTACCATATGTATACTGTTGGTTTACAGCGGGTGAGGCTGGAAATGATATAGATGTGTTTGGCATTTTATTTTCTTTCTATTAAGGTTGGTTTGCAACCGAATACTCTGACTAGGGTTTTATTATTTAGGGTGCGAGTCTTTAACTGCTTGAATTGTTTCTTTCCACGCATCTATTCCATGCCAAAAAATTGTGTCAAGTTGGTCGGGAATACTTGGGTATGCCTTTGCCCTAATGTCCTGTTTGACTCGATAGATTACAGCGTCATTTATTGTCAAACCCCACGCCTGACAATAAGTAAAGTCAAAGCCATTTGGAACAATTGACTGCAATTCAAGTTGTGGATATGCGGTATCAGATAACACAAGAAACTCTGAACAGTCGGGCTTTTGCCCAATGATCGTTAGGTCTTGCTTTGGCGTTGGTAATTGTGTTGTTCCAAACAATAATTCAAAATTATTTTTGTTCAAGATATAAAGTAGCATTCTGATCTCCTATTAGTGTTGTTTCTTTTGGCATTAAGCCAAGAAGTTTAACCGCTTCAAATGTTTGTGGGCAAGCCATTGCGTTCTTTAGTTTGGCTGGCGATGGTCTTCCGTTTGCAATAAGTTCTGCCTGTATTTCCCTGCACAATAAAGTTGTGTATTCGTTCATTGCGTTTGCTTCAAACATTTGCTCGTCCGTGTACCCAGTAATTCTTGTCGGCTCCGCTATTTCATATGTGTCTTTCAATACTCGTTTAATTATTTCAATTTCTTCTTTGTTTAATAAAAATGCTTCGACCTGGGCTGGTATGTGTGATTCTAATTCAATAATTTCTGCTTGCAAATTTAGAATTACATGTAATAATCCACCGCTTTTTTTTAAATATTCAAGTTCTTCTAACTTTGCTTGAAACTTTAGTTCTGCTACTTTTTCAAGCGCAGCCGCACGAATTCTTCCCTCTAGGAATCCTTTTAGTGTTTTAATTTTTTCCCACGGTGTTTCACCAATAACTAAATAGCGATAATTGAATTCAGAGTTTAACTTTGTTGCCATATATCATTCCTTAAAATTGTGCGTATCCTGCTGCGGATAAACCATACCTAGCAGTACCAATACCAGTCGTGTCAGTTGCAACTATACCTGTGTTAGAAACTAAATTAGTCATAGAGACATAAGCGCCAGTATATCCATACCCAAATATTGCTTTATCAGTTCCGTATCCTGCTGCGGATAAACTATACCTAGCAGAACCAACACCAGTCGTGTCAGTTGCAACTACGCCTGTGTTTGAAACCAAGTTAGTCATTGAGACTACTGCGCCAGTATATCCATAACCAAATATTGCTTTGTCAGTTCCGTATCCTGCTGCGGATAAACTATACCTAGCAGAACCAACACCAGTTGTGTCAGTTGCAACTACGCCTGTGTTTGAAACCAAGTTAGTCATTGAGACTACTGCGCCAGTATATCCATACCCAAATATTGCTTTATCAGTTCCGTATTCTGCTGCGGCATTTTCACGCCTAGCAGTTCCAACACCAGTCGTGTCAGTTGCAACTATACCTGTGTTAGAAACTAAATTAGTCATAGAGACATTACCTCCATTATATCCATACCCAAATATTGCTTTATCAGTTCCGTATCCTGCTGCGGATAAAAAAATCCTAGCAGTACCAATACCAGTCGTGTCAGTTGCAACTATACCTGTGTTAGAAACTAAATTAGTCATAGAGACATTACCTCCATTATATCCATACCCAAATATTGCTTTATCAGTTCCGTATCCTGCTGCGGATAAACTATACCTAGCAGAACCAACACCAGTTGTGTCAGTTGCAACTATACCTGTGTTAGAAACTAAATTAGTCATAGAGACATTACCTCCATTATATCCATACCCAAATATTGCTTTCTGTGTTCCATAATTAAAGTCAAACGAAAAGGGCAACCACTCACTTTGAATTGATGAGTACCATTCTGGTCGTTCTAAACTAGAATTCATTCTTATTTGACCAGTTGCTAGTGATGTTGGTCTTTGTGCTGTGGTTCCAACTGGAATCTTTAAATAGTCGGTGCTATTAAATGTCGCAGCACCTGTAACGCCTAGCGTTGAACTAAGAGTTGCAGCACCTGTAACGCCTAGCGTTGAACTAAGAGTTGCAGCACCTGTTACGCCAAGAGTTGTGCCAACCGTTGCTGCGCCTGTTACGCCAACAGATGCAAGAGTCGTAGCACCTGTTACACCTAGCGTTGAGCTAAGAGTAGTAGCACCTGTTACACCTAGCGTTGAACTAAAAGTAGTAGCACCTAGTGGTGAACTAAATGTCTTAGCCCCAGTTATAATTTGTGTTGACCCTATATCTACAATATTATTAGTTGACAAAGGAACTCCAACCAACGCAACCCAAGCATTACCAGCCCAAACTTGTAATTGACCAAGCTTTGGATCAAACCAAATACCAGAGTTACCAGCAGTTGCCGCTGTTTCAAGAATATCTACTGCACTACTGGTTGGTGCTGTGTCATCCTTAGTAATAACACCGTGATTATATATTGAATTTAATGTATACAATCGTGTTGTTGCGTGTAAGTTAGATGTTGGTGATATGGTAATAATAGGTGATGCAAAATTCCATGCATTAACACCATCACCAAGAATCTTTGTATATGTAATTGCACCATCAGCAATAGCATAGGCAATATCAGTTGCATTTGATAGTTCAGTATTAATTCTATCTGCGGTTTCTTGGGCTAAGAATAATAGTTGTTGAGTTTGTAAGTTTAACTGAGAGCTTGTTAATTTACCACCATCAGCCCAAGTTACTAACGCTTGGTTTGAAATTGATTTTCGTCTAACGGTAAATAAAGTATTAACCGATGTTGAAATATTAGGTACATATATATATTGTGGTGATGATTGATTTAGATCTGTGGTTAGATAATAAGTATAGACATAGTTTGATAAAGTAAACCCAGTTATAGTTTTATTTGTAGTATTATAGGTGATATACTGATTAGGTATAACAAAAACTTGTCTTTTATCTTGAGTTGAAACAAACTCACTTCCTAAAAACGCAGCAATTGTTGCGCTTCCATTTATATCTAAAGCAAACTGTCTTTCAACTTCTAATTGGGCACTATACTCAATTCCAGGAATTAAAGCAATATTGTCGAAAGAACCTGTAGTTCCAGTCCAAGTAAAGTCTTGGTGTGTTGATGTGACTGTATTTGTATATGCTGGCATAATAATCCTTTATGTATTAAGAGATGTATATTTTTGAATAAACTTACCCTTAACCTCAATGTTAACAATATTAACAGGAGTTGGATAATCAGATGTTATTTTAAGAGATGTTGAATCAGAGTAACTTAGTACATTTGTAACAAACTCACCCTCTTCTTCATAGTTACTTAGCTGTAATAAATTTTCATTGTCACCAACAACTTGATTTGTAAAGGAACTAATAACAGGAGTCCTACTTCTATTTGAAACAGAGATATCATAGTTGCCTGTTTTTTTATGTCTTGTTGTAATTGTTCTTAGATTAAGAACACCATCAATAGCATTGTTATTTTGATCTCTTACAAATAAAGTAGACAACTCTACATTCATTGTATATTTAAGACCTATATCAATAGTTCTTGTTATTGTGTAATCAACAACTTGCGGGCTTGTACCAGAAGCTGGCACAAAACGACCATCAAAAACTAAAGAAACATATGTATCTTTAATTGTATAAGCTACTGGAGAAGCTATTTCATAAGACCTATTACCAGATATATCGGTTGACCAAGTAGAGTCTGTTATAATTTGAATATTAGATATATCATTATATGGAAATGAAACAGGAAGATTAATTGTAGTTTGATTAGTTACATAACTATAGCTGGAATTATTAGCTGTAAGAGTTAACTTAATCTTACGATCAATTCTTGGAACATCAGGATCTAAAGAACGCATGAATGTGTTTTCTAAATAGTACCTATTAGTTTGAACAGCAGTGCCAGTTGGCGTAGATCCAACTGTGGTTTGTGTAGAACTAATTGCTGATGTGGTTGGTCTTTTAATAATAGCGTATAAATAATCATTGTATGCTTGATTAGATAATATAGAATCATTTGTATTAAGTATATATCTAAAGAAAGCGTTCTGTATATTTCTTTCACCAGCAAATCTAGATATATGAAAATATAAATAATTTAAATTCTCATTATCTATAATTACAATTGTGTTTTGTGCTGGGGCGACGCAGATATTTCTTTGAACAGTTGGTAAATAATCTGAACAGGTTATTGTTAATTCTTGTGCAACTGCTAGATCTGTTGTTTCGGTACTCAGATACAAGTAAAGTTTAGATGAATCTAAAAAATAAATTAATGAACCCATTGTTTGTGGCTCAACTAATGTTGCGGTTGAATAGAATGCTGTTGGTGATATTTCAGCTGTTAACGGAGTAATTTGATTCTGAGATCCCTTTAGTTCATACTGAACATTACCTAGTGTTGTAATAAATAAATAGTTATTAAATGGAGTTAATGTTTTAATTTCATTAAAGGTACTAGATGATGCTCTAATATCAATAGGATCAGTAGCAACAATACTACTTGGATCAGAAATCCAGAGGTCTTCATATACCCCAAGCTGGCTAGTAAAAACAACATCTTCAGCAGCCATATACAAACGATCTCTAAAGGTAGTAATTGCGTTAATAGATCGGTTTACTGGAGTTAGTTTATCAGTTGATAAGAAAATACTTGGACCTGGGTTTGAATAACGATCACCAGATGTTCTTGGTTCCCAAGCAATTGGTGCAGCTGACCAAGGAGTAGCAGAACCTAAATCAAATTTAATTTTTTGTGGCATCCGTCTTTCATCAAACACAGAAAAAGCATCTGGAGTTCTTATCTTCTTGGTATATGGTTTAGAACTTGAAGATATAACTCTATAATACCCACTTAAAAAATTTAAGTATGGTGCTGATGTAAAATATATCTTACCGTTTCCACTATTAGTACCGTATAAAGAATTTAACATTGTTTTAGCTTCGTTGTCATACGAAACAGAGTTTAATGTGATACCGTTATTTGCTATAGTTTCTGCATACTCTGGTGGAAATCTAATCTCACTGAAGTCAGCCATTGACTGACCAAACCAAGGTTCGCTGGTATCATACCAAATAAAATCCTCAACCGCTGGAAAATAACCAGAATAAATCGTAACTGTATTACCAGTTGAAATACTTCCAGTAATCTTTTCAACAGTATAGACTGTTCCAGGTGATACCCACCCAGTAACAATAGCCCAATTAGATGCGTCTTTAATAATATAAAATTTATTTTGAGCTGATGGATTTGTTTGAGATGTTGTTGGTGTTCCGTGAACTACATTCGTTGGTAGAGTTGGAGCTGAACTCATAGTAATAGCTGTACCAATAGCTAATGTACCACTAAATGATATGGTTCTGCTGTCGCCAGCACTTGTATTTAGATACCATTGTGAATTAGCTCCCTTTGTATATCGAGCTGATGAGTAATAAGTAACCTTATTTCCCTTGGTATCAGCTGTAGTAGACGCAGTACCATCACCATTATACAAGTAATGTGTTGTAGTATCTGGACTAGAGAAACCAGCCTTTACTAGAGTATTAAGAATAACAATACTGTTTCCTATGGTTGTTGCTTTAAGAATATCCTTTGCATAGTTATCTATTGACCCATATGTTATATAGTTTCTTGTTGTTGTACTGATAACAGCCGCTGTTTGTACGCTTGGTGTATTATTTGTCCAAGTACCATCTGTATTTAATTTATAAATATACAATAACTTTTGATAGTTACTATCATCTGTATAGGCTGAGCTATAGTCAATCACAATAAAAAATCTATTATCGGCATTAATATTAAACCAATAGAACCAATAATCTACATCTCTTTCAAATGTACAATTACTAGTTGTAATTGTTCCAGTAGCTACTGTGTTAATTGTAAATGTATTTGCGTCTGGTCTAGTTACTATTGCGTATGTTCCACTTAACGCACCACCACTTGTAAAAACAATATCAACTGTATTACCAACTAAAAGACCGTGAGTTGTTTTTGTGATTGTTACAACAGAACCAGATCTAGTATATGTGGCAACAAGAGGTACTGCGGTATGTTCGAGATCGTATAAATCAAGTCTTTGTGTGCTAGGAATAGATACAGCATAATTGATATCACCAGTAAATGTGCTTTGTTTAATGATATCAAACCCAGGTCTCTTCTCAAACGATCTTTCCAAAGATACCAAAGCGTTATCCATGTTCTCTGCTTCAGTTGGCAGTCTTTTGGATTGAGCTTGCTTACTAACGCCACCACTCAGGGTAAAGATAGGAAGCTTTGTTACAGCCGATGGTGAACCTTGTCGTCGTGACTTGGGGAATTGCTTAGCCATTAAATATTACCTCTCCAGAATCTATATATTGTCGGATCATTTATATAAGGATTTCTAGTAGCAGCACCACGAACATTACCATCTCCAGATCTAAAGATGTTTCTTTTCTTATCGTTGATGTCAGCTGCTCTACCTTTTAATCGGAAGACTTCTTCTTGATAAGCAAGGAAACCATCAGTTGTACTATCGCCCTGCGTTAAGATCTGATAGTGTCTTGCTGCGGTAGCAACAATAGACCGTTGTGGTGGTGTATCTAAATGAGACCACATTAATTTTTTAACAATCTCAACATAGTAATCAGTACCAACAGTCCAGATATCTGTATCATCTGTAAAGTTATATAACTTAACTGATTGTGAAGAACCAGTACCATCGTTATAAGCCCTAGCAACTATAATATTATTATCAACATTTACATGCGTTGACATAAGATCAGCCGATAGTACACCCTCTTCATCGTTGTCGGACATTGGTAAGTAGATTCTACCAGTAGCATCTGGGTTCATCTTCTTTGTTATTTTGTTATTAGCAAGACCACGCAATTGGAAGTCCATGCTTGCTTGTTCTAGTATAGTATCAGCAATACCTGTATCAATACCTGAGTTACCAATAAGGTCTGCTACTGGTGCTTCTCCAGCCGCCAATAGCATTTGATTAATAGCCTGTAACTTTGTTATAAAACCCATAGTAGCATCCTCC